CCAAGTGGTACAACTGCCTTCACTCAGCGTAACATCACCGTTGGTGCTGTAAAAGTTGAAGAAACTCTTTGCCCAAAGACATTGGAAGCCAAGTGGATGCAAACACAAATCATGCCTGGTTCACCAACTATGGTTCCTTTTGAAGAGCAGATCGGTGCTGAAAAGGCTGCCGTTATTGCACAAACTTTGGAAGTTGCAATGTGGCAAGGTGATACCGCTTCTGGTAACCCTAACTTGAACCGCTTTGATGGATTCAACAAAATCATTGCTGCCGCTTCTCCAGTATTGGCGAACTCTGCACCAACTACATTCTCTTCAATCACCGCTGCAAACATTGATGACATCTTGGATCAGGTTTACGCCAACATCCCTGCTGCCGTTGCTGAAAAAACTGACTTGGTTTGTTTCTTGGGAATTGATGCCTACAAATTGATGTTGGTAAACTTGAAGAACGCTAACTTGTTTCACTATGTTGCCGATGCTGCCACTTCAATGGAAATGGTTTACCCCGGTACTAACATGAAGTTGATCGCTGTTGGTGGTTTGAACGGAACTAACAAGATTGTTGCTGGTTCTTTGAGCAACTTCTTTATGGGTACTGACTTGATTGACGAGCAAGAAGAAGTGAAAATGTGGTACAGCATCGATAACGATGAAGTTCGTGTTCGTTTCACTTTCAAGGCTGGTGTGCAAGTTGCTTTCCCCGGAGAAATCGTTTACTTCACCCTTTAATCTTCATAAAATATGCCCTGTTTACTCACACAAGGATTCACTCTTGATTGCAAGGATGCAGTCGGAGGTATCAAATCAATCCACCTTATCACTTGGGTTGATTCAAAATTCACAATTGCAAGTGGTGAAGTAACTGGCACAACCGTTGCAAGTGGTGATGTTTACGATTACGAGTTGCCGAAAGGTACTGGATCATTGACCATCACCACCAATGTATCTGTTGAGAACGGAACATCATTCAATCAATCGGATGTTGTTTTCAAACTTCGCAGATTGTCAACCACCAAGCGTAACGAAATGAAGCTCCTTGCTCAAGGTCGTTGCTATTGCATCGTTAAAAACAACAACGATGAGTATTGGTTGGTCGGCAAGGAGTACGGATGTGATGTGACTGCAATGGTTGCCAATACCGGTACTGCTATGGGAGATTCCAACGGTTATGAAGTTACTCTTTCAGCAATTGAGGCTGAAGCACCTTACAAATTGCAAAGTTCAGTTGTTACCGCTTTAGGTATCTAATTGATTCTTGTTTCATAGGTCAAATGGGGAGGGCAATTGCTCTCCCTTTTTTTGTTACATATTTTTACTCTCGCTATTTTGTAGAGATGTTGAAGGTAACCAAACAAGATTCCGAATACTGGTATGTGACATTGACCGAAAAGGTCACTATTGCAAACCCGTATTTTTTATTTAGTATGAAGTGCCGACAAACTGACGCATACAAGAATTTCATTTTAACCGATGTATCAACTGCCAAAGAAAGATACAACAAGTTTTTGTTTGATGAAGGTGCAACCGACAACACAACTTTGGAAGTTGGTGAACACGAATACAGAATCTACGCACAGATTTCATCTAACAACTTGAATCCGTCATTGGCTGATGAGTTGGTTGAAACAGGCATCTTGAAAGTTCTCCCATTGTTAAACAACGAATTATTCTATCAGGTATCGTGAGCGAAAAAATATACACAACGAATCGTGATATGGGTGTTGAACACGAAGTTGATCTCACCAAGAAATTGTTTACCACAAACCGTGATATGGGTTTTGAACGCAATGTGGAATTCAACCAACGAAACTACGATGTTGATGCATTGAGGGCTTTCTTTTTATTAACTGAAGATTCATTTTTATTACTCCAAGAGGATGGAGGTCGTTTGGTAGAAAGTTATGGCTAACAAAAAAATATCCCAATTAGATCCGATAGGAACTATTGATGTAGTTCAGGATAGTATTCCAATCGTTGACTATTCCGAAGGTGTAACCAAACGGACAAACCTTGCCAACATCGGTCAGCGTGTATTGGAAGCCAGTTCAACCACAAACCTTGCAGAAGGAACAAACCTATATTTCACCAATACACGAGTTTACACGAAGGCAAAGGCAGCGTTCAAAGCTGGTTCAAACACATCTATCACTTTTGACGATGCACTTCAAACCATAACCATCGCATCTCAGGGCAATGTCCAAAGCGTAAACACAAAGACGGGTGCGGTTGTATTGACAACAACAGACATCAGCGAGGGAACAAACGAGTATTTCACCGCAGCGAGAGTGAGAGCAGTCGTGTTGACGGGTATTTCATTGGCAACCAATGCCGTGATTTCTGCAACTGATACGGTATTGAGTGCCTTCGGAAAGTTACAAGCACAGATCACCGCAAACCTTTCAACACTTACATCACACACATCCAACACAAGCAACCCACACGCCACCACAAAAGCACAAGTTGGCTTGAGTGATGTGCCAAATATAGACACCACAAACGCATCAAATATCACAAGTGGTACATTGGCTGATGCAAGGTTAACATCTGCCGTTACAAAGCAAGGAAACACATTTAACGGAGCATCTCAATTGGTTCAGTTGGACGCATCTGCAAAACTTCCAGCCGTTGATGGTTCTAATTTGACAAACTTAAACATTCCACCTTCAACGGGTGGGGATTTATACTTATTTTATAACTACTAAAATGCCAGCAAATACATCACCCATATTCGCACTATCACCAGAGCTTTCATTTGCAACGGTAACGGGTGCAACAACGGACAGAACAGGCGCAACGATGACAAACACGGTCACGCTTTTAACTGCTGCAACAAACGGCACGAAGATTACACAGATTGGGGCAAAGGTTGCAGGAACAAATACAGCAACTTTGGTTTTGATTTTTGTGAGTGATTCAAGTGGGGCAAATTTCAAATTGTTTGATGAGATTGCACTTGCACCAATTACGGCATCAACTACGGTGACATCCCAAAGGGCGGTGACTGCTTATTCAGATTTGCAGTTGAAAGCAGGGCAAGTGGTAAAGGTTGGAACTACTGTTGCAACTGCTGCTGGAGTTAATGTGTTTGCAGTAAAAGGAGATTATTGATGCCGGACTTTGGGATAATGCGTGGGTTTAATGAGAAGTTGTTTGGTGACAAGTTAGTCGCTGGGCAGTTGCCTACGCAGTTGGGGTTAATTGGAAGTCAAGAAGTCACTGATTTTGATGCAGATGCAATTGCATTTTTTGCAAGGGTAACTACCGCAGGAGGTACATTGTCAGCAACTGAACAACTTGCAGTTGATACGCTTGTAAAACAAATGAAACTCGATGGGATTTGGTCTTTGATGAAAGCCATTTATCCAATGGTTGGCGCAAGTGCTGCGGCTTGTGCGCAGAACTTAAAGAGCAGTTCATTTACGGGTACTTTTACAAGCGGTTGGACTTTTGCGAGTACGGGGGCAACGCCTAACGGAACGAGTGCGTATATGGATAGCAATTTAAATGCTAATAATAATTTAGGTGTAAATAATTTGTCTATTTCTTTTTATACAAGTACTAATGGCGCAGCAAGCAATTCCATTATTTACGGTGTTAGTGCAAATCGTACAACATATTTACCGATCATACAATGCTATCCAAGAATTAATACAACTAGTCTTTTTCTAAGTGATTTAACTGACTTTAATAGTAGAGTATCATTTTTAAATAATACAACTGCGGGATTTTACGTTAATACAAGAACGGCAAATAATAGTTCTAAAACATTTAAAAATAATAGTTTAGCTGGTTCTACAACAGTATTACAAACACAAACTACATTGCCGAATTATACTATTCCATTTGCTGCATTTTTTGATACTATAAGTTATTCAAATTTTGCTAATTATCTTATGAGTTTCGCTTCCATCGGTGACGGCTTAACCGACACCCAAGCAGGTAACTTTTACACCGCCGTTCAAGCGTTTCAAACCACTTTAAGCCGAAATGTATGATAGGTTACACACTTACCCCCGAACAAAAGGATTTGATACAAGGGCAGTATTTTGCAACTGACATTTTTTTTAATTGCGTTCAAGATATCAATGGCGTTTGGTTTTTGTTTTTATCCGAGCAAGATATCCCATTAGTTCAAGCATCACAATACGCTTGGGTTTTAACCTTACCACAAGCCGAATACATCCCACCACCACCCCCACCATTGCCAATATGACAACACCGAAAGTAAAACCCAATGCGCTACCTGTTAGCTTTGATCAATTCCGTAAAAATCCAGTTGCTGCCGTGGCTTTTTGTATGCTTTTGGCTGTTAGTTATTTGTATATGGACTTGCGTTCGGGCAATCAACAGCAGATTGACGAATGTCGCAAAGAGATGGCACTACTACGGGCAGAGCAGAAACAAGCATATAAGGCATTGAAGACGGCAGATTCTGCTTTGTCCGCAGCCATTACTGAACTACGCATCATTAACTCAATGAAGAAACTATGAGATTGTTGATCATTTTTGCATTCGCTTTCATCGGTGGTTATTTGTTCACCGAATCTTGGGCAACTGAACCCAAGCCAGTAAGTGAGATTGATGCTTTGTTGAAGAAGATTCAACAGAACACACAAGCCGTTGGACAAGCCACCAAACAAGCACACGAGGTGAGTGAGAAATTGGTGGAAGCAAAAGTGGTTGAGAAAGAGCAATTGAAAGAAGCGGTGGT